AAGTCAAAGTACATATATTCGTGACGCAATGAAAATATTAGAAAAAGAAAATGTTCAGAATGTATTAGATAATCAAACAGATTTTGAAGGAAAATCAGCTAGACCATTATCATGGTGGAACATAACACCGCAAGTATCAATAGTTGGAGAAGACTCTATCCGTAATGATTACGCATATAAAATCAATTATGTAATACAAAAATATCAGGTACCGTATGTGCGTTCTTTGGTAACTGGAACAAATTCGCCGTATACCGGCGCATCAAAAATATATGACTATTTTTATACAGGAAAAAATTCTGAAATTTTAAAATATGAACAGCAATATAATCTATTGTATTTCAATACTGCCGCCTTAATGAGTGCGGCGGCAAATGCTAACATCAAGGATGGTGCACCAAACAAATCAGTACCGGGCCAGTCGGCTGACGCAACTGGTAAATTGCCGGGCGCTTTTGAACTTGAGAATAATATTAAAGCGTTCTTATATAGCCCTGCAGATCAATTAAAGGCACAAATACAGATATTAGGGGATCCGGACTATCTGATGCCATCAAGTTCCGGTCCTGTAGCATCAATAACAAAACAATTTTATGGTGATGATTTTGCAATAAATCCTAATAGTGGGCAAGTATTCATTGAGTTAGATTTCAAACAAGTAGAAGATTATAATACTACCTATAGTGATTCAGGAGATCAAAATTATTCAGAGTCTGGTTTATTAAATCCAAGTAGTAATATACTATTTTGGGACTATCCAGAACCAATAAAATCTCAGTCTAACGGTAGAATGATTTACATGATATTAGAAGTTATTAGTAGATTTTCAAAAGGTACATTCACGCAAGATTTAAAAACTATATTGCCTAACTTCCCGAGTGCTACATCTACCCCTGCTGTCAAAACGCAAGATGATCAGCGAGAACCGAACAAAAAAACTACAGTAACTAATAATAGAAATTCTGTTGAACAACGGCGTTTAGCTATAATGGCTGATTTTGCTAGAAGATCCGGTCAGAGCAGTAATTCTGTAATAAATAAACCAGCTACAACTAATACTGCTAGTCCAAATGATGATCAAAATAATTCAATGATAACAGGCAGCGAAGCGGCATTTGTAAATACTCCAATGCAAGATAATACTAGAGAAACTAATAAGACTAGAATTTTAGGTAGAGGTGCTGCAAGAAATTATGATACTTCAAATGCAACCCGATCAGTAACCCCGCGTGGCAACTAATACAAAGGTAAATGAATGAGTGAAGATATAGTAAAATTAAGAGGAACATTTAAGGCATACCAAGATGATAGAGGTGGTGCATCTTTAATTCCTCATCCTGTTATTGGTATTGTGAGAAACAATGTCGATCCAATGCATTCAGGAAAAATACAAGTTTACATAAATCGATTGAATAGTGCAGAAGATGATAATCCGGCATATTGGACTACGGTAAGCTACATGAGTCCCTTCTTTGGTTACACACCTAATACAGGTAGTCCTGATAGTGATGGTAAATATATTAATAATCCAAATAGTTATGGATTTTGGGCTACACCACCTGACATAGGAACACAAGTTGTATGTATATTTGTTAACGGTGATCCAAACTTTGGATACTACATAGGTGGAATACCTATAGAAGGTTTGATACATATGACACCTGCTGTTGGTGCAAGCAGTAATGTTATACCTAATACAGGGGAAGCAGATGGTTACGGTGGCGCTACAAGATTGCCTGTCAGCGAATATAATAATGCTAACACAAAACAGAATAATAGTCCCGTACTTACTGATCAACCTAGACCTGTGCATAGCTGGCAAGCGGCTATATTGAACAAACAAGGGTTAATTAGAGATCCAGATAGAGGCGCAATATCTAGTAGTGGTCAGCGTGAAAGCCCTAGTAGAGTATTTGGTATGAGTACTCCCGGCAGACCTATATATCAAGGTGGGTATACAGATGAAACTATTGGCAATGCCGTTAAACAACAGGATATACCAGATAATAATTTTAAAGTAGTCGGAAGACGCGGTGGTCATACATTAGTAATGGATGACGGTGATCTTCAAGGGCGTGACCAATTACTAAGATTGAGAACAAGTACTGGTCATATGATAATGATGAATGATTATGCTCAAACATTGTTTATCATTCACGCTAATGGTCAAAGTTATATTGAATTGGGTAAAGAGGGCACAATTGATATGTACTCTACGAACTCAGTTAATATTAGAACACAGGGTGATTTGAATTTACATGCTGATAATAATATCAATATCAATGCCGCAAAAGATTTAAACATTTCTGCTACTAATGTAAATGTAGAAAGTTTAGAAGCAACCAATCAATTTGTTGGATCAACTTTTAAACAATATACTATGGGAAGTCATACTGTCAAAGTAGATGAAAAGATGAGTTTTCAAAGTGCCGGTGATAGTATGATTAAAAGTGGAGGTACCAACTATCTTAAAGGCGGTCCCAATGTACATTTGAATACAGGAGAAAGTTCACTATCTCCCGAAAAAGTAAAACAGTTACCAGTCGTTGCACATACTGATACTTTATATTCCAATTCAAAAGGTTACGCTCCTGCTCCGGGTAAACTAGCAAGTATTGTTAGCCGTGCCCCTGCTCACTCACCATGGGCTAATGCTAATCAAGGGGTTGATGTTAAAACTGATATAGGTGCTGATAGTAATCTACCAAGCGACCCATCAGCCGCATTACAACAAGTTAATTCTTCTTTAGAATCAGTATCACCCGAAGGTCTTACTTCAGCCGCATTAGCCGCATCAGTTCCGGGCGTAGGTGCCGCTCTTGGTGGGATGAGTGCCGCTACTGGAAGTGCAATGCTATCACAAATGGCTCTTACTGCGGCAAACGGTCCTGCAGCCGCAGCTATAGCAAGAACAGCAGGAGTTGTTGCAACTGCTGGAGTAACTACAGCCGCTTTGGGTAGTTTAGGTGTGAACCCATCACAATTAGTGGCAGCAGGAAATCTTAAGCCTGGTGCAGATGTTGCAATTAATGCGGCATTACAATCAGGTAAAACACTTGCTCAAGCAATGCCCCCAAATGTTTGGACGGGTAAAGATGGAGTAAATTCTGTTGCCGGATTCATTAACAATACTCAAGCACAAACTAGTGTAGCATCACGACTACTAAATCAAAGTAAATCAGCATTAGAATCTTTAGGAATGATTAGTAAAACAAATAGCCCAACTCAAACAGCAGGAATAATGTTGAGTGCAACCACTGTGGGATTAGGAGCTACATTACAGTTTGCTCAAAATGCAATGTCACCAACATCAGATTTGAGTAAAGTTGCGACCGGTGATATATCTAATTTAAAAAATAACTTAACTGGTGCTATTGGTAAATTAGGTACACAAGCAAATGATATAGGAGGCAGTGTAAAAAATGCTATGGCTAGTGGAAATTTTGCTGCCAACTTAGCAGACAAAGCATTGGGGGCATTGGGTGGGATAAAGATAGGTGATAGTCTTAAAGGTATCGCAGCCGGAGCCTTTGCTAAAATTACAGGAGGCTTTAAAGCACTAACAGCTAATAAACCACAAAACTTAGCAACTGCGGGTAGTGAAGGTGCAGACGCTGATTTAACCGCTGCACTCAAAGAGGCTGCAGGCGCAGGAATTCCAGGAATACCAAATATACCAGGTGGTGCAGGAGCAGTTACAAATGTAGTTAGTGGGTTACCAGGAGCAAGCAATGCATCAGTTGGTACAGCAGGTGTAAATCAAGCACTTCAATCAGTAACAGGAAGCATACCAAATGGAATTCCTAGTCTAGGTCCCCAGTTACAAAATCAACTGATACAAGCTGGAACTACAGCGGCGTTAGCAAGTGTGGGTATAAACCCAGCTACACTATCGTTAGCAAAAAATGCATTAAGTATTGCAGGTAAAATGAATCTTACATCTATGGCAACTGGTGGACTACCAGGGGGTGCTGCCGCAGACTTGCAAGGAGCATTAGCAAGTTTAGGGTCCGGTGGTTCAGTCAGTGTTAAAGCCCCTACTGTTGCTAAAGATAGTTTCAACTTTCAATCAATTCTTGGTCAAAGTAAAACATTATTAGGCGATCCAAAAATACCCCCTTTAAACTTTGGAGCACTGAACATTCCTAAAACTGCAAATGATCCGGGAATGATTAAACAGTATGATACATTAAAAGGTGACTTGACTACCCAAGAAGATTTACAATGGGACTTGCGTAAAAAATACCTTGATGCTGTAGAAAAATATGGTTCTAATTCTAGCGAGGCACAATCTGCTGAAGCACCGTATAAAGAGTGCTTACAAAAAATTGAACAACTTAGAACACAAATAGCAGGGTTAGCCACTGGAACGTCTGCATAAATATTATAATAGGATTACATATGCCAACATTCATTGGATTCAGTACACAAGCAGTAGATGCGGTAAGAAAAACTCAAGTAAACTCCGGAGTAGACGGCGGCGCCGGATCTATAACTAATCCTATTCGTTATAACAAAAAGTTTAGAACAGTAGATGAAGAATTAGTAGTACAGGATTTGTTGAATGCATTAAATATCCCGCAGGGTCAAAAGCCGGGCAGACCTGACTATGGAACATCATTGTGGAGTTTTATCTTTGAGCCAAATACATTTGATGTTCAAATACAATTGGAAGCAGAAATAAGACGAATAGCGGCATTAGATCCTAGACTTAATCTAAACAGTGTCGTATCTTATCCAGAAGAAAACGGTATATTAATTGAAGTAGAATTTGCAATTTCTCCATTTAATAACGTGCAACAGTTAGCAATTCTATTTGATCAAAACGCTAGTAGAGCATTCTCTGTCTAACAAAACCACTGTTTTTATGTATGATAAATACTTAAAAGAGATTACAGTATGGCCACAAGTTCAAGACAATCAAGTATTTTTGGTGTAAATGATTGGAAAGCAATCTATAAAAATTATAGCCAAGCGGATTTCCAAAGCTATGATTACGAAACTATTCGTAAAACTTTTGTAGATTACTTACGAACATATTACCCTGAAACATTTAATGACTATGTAGAAAGTAGTGAATACGTAGCATTATTAGACGTTATGGCCTATATGGGTCAAGCGTTATCATTCCGTAGCGACCTTAACACCCGTGAAAACTTTATTGATACTGCTGAACGTAGAGACAGCGTTATTAAACTTGCTAACCTAGTTAGCTATACTCCAAAAAGAAACATTGCAGGGCAAGGATTTGCTAAGATAACCTCAATTTCTACTAGCGAACAAGTACGTGATATCAATAACTTAAACTTAAGTAACTTGACTATATTATGGAATGACCCGGCAAATCCAAACTGGCAAGAACAATTTAATTCTATTATTAATGCGGCATTGATTGATACGCAACGAGTAGGAAAACCAGGCAATAGTCAAACTTTATTAGACATAAAAACAGACGAATACAGTATTGTATTGGCTAATGGTACTACTCCTATTATCCCGTTTAGTTCTACAGTTGATGGAATATCTATGAACTTTGAGGGTGTTAGTGTTACCAGCGTAGACAGTGATGATGTATACGAAATACCGCCGGGTAATAGTACAAACTTTAATATAGTGTATAGAAATGACAAATTGGGATACGGTAGCCCAAATACAGGATTCTTTATGTACTTTAAACAAGGTACATTACAAACATACAACTTTACAGTATTAGAACAAATTAGTAATCAAACAGTAGACATTGATATTCTTGGTATTAATAATTCAGATACATGGTTATATGAAGTAAATGCAAACACTGATACATTTACTGAGTGGACTCAAGTTGAAAGTGTATATGCAAATGCATCATTGCAAAAACTATCAAGTACTAAAAAGGTATATTCAGTTAATAGTAGAACCAATGACCAAGTAACTTATGTATTTGGAGACGGGGTATTTAGTGCAGTACCAGTAGGTAGCTTTGTTGCATATGTACGTGCAGGCAATGGATTAACATATGTAATTGATCCTAGCGAGTTCCAATCAATAACAGTAAACATACCTTATGTTAGCCGTAATGGTCGTAACGAAACATTAACTATAACTCTAGACTTACAACTTCCTATAAGTACAGCGCAAGCACGTGAAACATTAGCTGATATTAAATTAAGAGCACCTCAACGTTTCTATACACAAAATCGTATGGTTAATGGTGAAGATTATAACAATTTTCCTTATACACTGTATAGTTCAATTATTAAAAGTAAAGCAATCAATCGCAGTAGCATTGGTGTAAGTCGCAATTTTGATTTGTTAGACCCAAGTGCCAAATATTCTAGCACTAATGATTTTGCTGATGACGGTGGTTTATACGAAGACCTTAATGACGGGTTTACTTTATTGGCTGTCAGTACAGTTAATGATATCACTAGTTTCTTAACATCATATTTACCTAACGAATTAGGTGGTGAACGTGCATACCAATACTATACTCAAGCATATACTAGATATCTAGTAAATCCTGAAACTATGGGTAGCAATGTATATTGGAATCAAACAAGTAATAATTCAGGTGAGTCTACTGGTTATTTCTATCAAAATTCTATACCAATATCAGTTGGCATTTATTCTTCTGGAAATGTAAAGTACATAACAGAAGGTGCATTGTTAGGCTTTGTTGCCCCGAGTGGTTATTACTTTGGACCGGATAATAGATTAATTGCTGGCTTACCGTTACCAAGCGATCAAACTTCTATATGGACAAGCTGTGCTGGTGTTGTGAATGACGGATATAATGCGGGACAAGGAAACTTAAACAACGGTGTTGGACCTGTAACATTAACAAACAGTGTTCCAGATGGTGCAATATTAAGTGTGATTATCCCTAGCTTTACAAATATATTTGGTGCTACCTTATTGTCTGAATGTACTACTAAAATGAGACTGAATCAAAACTTCAGTTTAGTATATGATAATAGTTTGTTAGCAAATCAAGAACGTTGGTCTACTAGCACATACGGTGATACAAATTATTTTGTACGTTTTCAAAGCATAAGTTTTGGTAGATATTTAGTAGTGTGGCGTAATGTAGCATATTATTTTGGTAGTGTCAGTGAAGTTAGATTTACATTTGATAGAGACAAAGTAATATATGATCCTTCTACTGGTAAACTATTACAAGATTTTGTAAATTTATTGAAAGTCAACACGCAACCAAACTTCAATTATCCTTTCCCTAGAGATGCAAAGTTAAACGTAATAGGTCAAACTGTTGAGTCTGATGGTTATGTAGATGACTTTAGTATTGAAGTTAGCACTGCTGATTTAACAACAGCTGGTAGTTTTAAAAACCCAGATTTCTTTATTGACTTTACTGGTTATATTCCAGGAACTAGGAATACTAAAAATTTTGTATTCTTTCAAAGATTAGTTGATGCTAATTTGTTAGCAAGATATGAGATGATTCCGAGTACTGACGTAGTATATGGATACGGGACACAAGCTGATATCGCAATAATTAAATATGAATATCCAGTTGGACAAATATACTATGCAGTATTAGAAAGTAAGTTTTACAAATCAGTAAACGATACTACTAGTGCAAATATTGTAAATTTAGAGTTACAAACTGATTTTCTAGTTAAGACAGGTAGACAAGGTTTATACTTCCAATATAAACATATTTCCGGTGAAACTACTCGTATCGATCCTGCAACATCAAATATTATTGATTTGTATGTTCTTACGCAAAGTTATTATACACAATATACAAATTGGATACAAGATACTACCGGTAGTATCACTGAACCTGCAAGACCTACCATTAATGAGTTGACACAAACTTATAGTAACATTAATGAATACAAAATGTTAACTGATAGCGTGATTATCAATAGTGCTAGATTTAAGCCTTTGTTTGGAAGTAAGGCTGCACCACAACTACGTGCTACGATTAAAGTAATAAAATCTACTACCACAACAGCAAGTGACAGCGAAATTATAACCGCAGTATTAACTGAAATCAATTCTTATTTCAATATTGATAACTGGGATTTTGGTGACACCTTTTATTTCAGCGAATTAAGTGCATATTTGCATTCTTCAATAGGAGACTT